ACAAAACGGTATGTTGTTAAATTATCAGCTTAACTGTCGTATGGATAAAGTAACATTTATTGATTCATACGTTAGAACTGCTGTTGATGAAGGTACCGTAGTCGTACGAGTTGGTTGGGAGTTCGAAGAAGACAAGCGTAAAGTCTACACAGATATAATGGAACAGCAGCCAGTAGTGGACCCAAATACTGGTCAACCAGTGGTAGACCCTAATACAGGACAACCTGCAATGCAAGAAGTTAAAACAGGGCAAAAATCATCAATAAAAACTGTTACTACTAAAAATCAACCAGTACTGACAGTATGTGATTATAACAATTTAGTATTAGATCCTACTTGTGAAGGTGATATAGAAAAGGCTAACTTTGCTGTTTATAGCTTTGAAACTTCTTTATCAGAACTTAAGAAGGACGGAAGATATAAAAACCTTGATGATATTAATTTTGAAAGTGCTTCGGTATTATCTGAGCCGGATCACGCTGTTAATACAGACGATGATTCTTTTACATTTAAAGATAAAGCACGTAAAAAAGTTATTGCTAGAGAATACTGGGGCTATTGGGATATTGACGATACCGGGGAAGTTAAGCCTTTCGTAGCTACCTGGGTAGGTAGTACTTTTATTAGGATGGAAGAAAATCCTTATCCAGATAAAAAACTCCCTTTTATATTAGTTCAATACTTACCTAGACGTAAGAATATTTATGGAGAACCAGATGCAGCTCTTATTGAAGATAATCAAAAAATCGTGGGTGCTGTTACTCGTGGCATTATCGACATTATTGGCCGTAGCGCTAATGGGCAACAAGGTATTAGAAAAGATGCTCTTGATGTAACTAATGCACGTAAATTCGAACGTGGTGAGGATTATAAATTTAATGCTAATGTAGATCCTAAACAAGCATTTCATATGGAAGTGTACCCGGAGATTCCTAGGTCCGCATTAGAAGTATTAAATATGCAGAATAACGATGCCGAAGCTTTAACAGGAGTTAAAGCATTTACACAAGGTATTTCAGGACAAGCATTAGGAGTTACCGCAACAGGTATTAGATCGGCGCTAGATGCAACATCTAAACGTGAGTTAGGTATTTTACGAAGATTATCTAATGGACTTAATCAAATTGGCCGTAAAATTATTTCTATGAACGCAGAATTTTTAGAGGATGAGGAAATTATTCGTATCACAAATGAAGAATTCGTTGCTATTAATCGAAATGATTTAGGGGGGAAATATGATATCAAGCTTAATATTTCTACTGCTGAAGCTGATGAACAAAAAGGTAGTGAGTTAGCATTTATGCTACAAACTATGGGTAATACTATGCCTGGGGAAATGAGTCAGATGATATTAGCCGATATCGCTAAATTACGTAAGATGCCTGATTTAGCTAAGAAAATCGAAGAATACCAACCTCAGCCAGATCCTATGGCTCAACAAAAAGCCCAATTAGAAGTTGCACTGTTACAAGCCCAAGTCCAAAATGAAACTGCTAAAGGTCAAGAGAATGCTGTTGATGTTCAGCTTAAAACTGCTAAGACTGCAACAGAACAAGCTAAAGCACGACAGATGCATAGTGGTGCGGATATGTCTGATCTTGATTTTGTTGAGAAAGAATCTGGAGTGGGTGCCGCACAAAAACAAGAAGAATCTGATAGAAAACATGCTCAAAATATGGAAGGTAAAGAGCATGATAGATTATCTAATCTTGATAAAGCCGCGTTTGATTCGTTAACTAAAGCATAAGGGGGTATATGACTGATTTAGAACAAGTTCAAATCCAGATTGAAACAGCAGAAAAAATTAGAAAGTTAAGAGATAACTGTGTTAAATTGATGGATAACATATATTTTAAAGACGTTATCGAAGAAGCATACTTTAAAGAAGAAGCTGCTAGATTAGTCATGGCCAAGAGCGCTCCTTTACCGGAAGCATCATTACAAGTAATTGATCATATGCAATATGGTATAGGTGCTTTAAAGAATTTTTTACAAGAATTAATACGGCGGGGTGCCGAAATGGATCAAGCGGTAGGTGAACATGAAGAAACTCGTGAAGAAATTTTAGCTGAGGAGATTAGTGTATGAATCAAACTTCCTTAAGCTTATCTGATAAAGAATTTTTAGAACAGAATCCAGCTGACTTTTTATCTGATGAAGTAGCCGAGGAACCTTCAGCTGATCAAAAATTAGGAATTGAATCATCAGATAAAACTGATGAGGATAAGGTGGCTACCTCCGAAGAGGAGGTAAGTGAAGCACAGGAGCAAACTGAAGAGGAAACTATTACAGAAGAAGTAAGCCAACCAGAAGGGGATACCCAGACGGAGCCCGAAAATTCCACGGATAGTGATACGACAGAATCTCTTGATACTAGTAAGAAAGACTCGACTGAAACAAAGGAGGATACTCCGGAAACTACAGAGTTTGATTACGAAAGTGCTTATAAAAAGGTGTCTGAACCTTTCAAGGCCAATGGCATTGATATGCAGGTTAAGGACCCTCAGGATATTATTAGTTTAATGCAGATGGGTGCTAATTATCAGAAGAAGATGGCGCAGTTAAAGCCTAATCTAAAGCTAATTAAGATGCTAGAAAATAACGATCTTCTTAACGAAGATAAACTGCATAATCTAATTGATTTATCCAAGAAGGACCCTAAAGCTATCGCCAAGCTTGTTAAAGAAAGTGATGTAGACCCTTTAGATATTGACAAGGATGTACCTTCAGATTATCAACCGACAGATTATACTGTTTCTGATAAAGAGTATAATCTAGATGAAGTGCTTGACGATATCAAACATACTGATACTTTTAATAGAACTATTAATGTTTTAACTAAGGAATGGGATGCAGATAGTAAATCTACTATTTCAGACTATCCTGAGATTATTCGCATTATTAATTCACATATGAGTACTGGTGTATTTGATAAAGTTAATACAGTACTACAAAGAGATAAGGCATTAGGTAAAATGCCAGGTATTTCTGATGTAGACGCGTATAGGCAAATCGTCGAGTTCATGCAGAAAAATGGTGAGCTTTATCAATCGGGAGATAATCAGAAAACATCCAACGTATCAAGCAAAACTGACGAAAAAGCCAACGCTGATCGTAATAAAAAACGAAAAGCAGTGGCACCGGTTAAGCAAACTACTACACAAAAAGCTTCAACTGATGAAGACTTTTTAGGTCTGTCAGATGAAGATTTTATGAAGAAGTATGCTACCCGGTAATTAATCACTATTTAACTAGGACAAGACTATGCCTTCAGACGGCGGTAATATGTATAATGCTCCTTCTAGTACTGCTAGCGGGACAGCGTCTGATATAAGTGCTCAACAGGCGCGCACTGATTATTATTTTAAGAAAGCCCTAATTGCTGTTCGGGATCACCAGTATTTCATGCCTTTGGCTGATGTACGTGCGATGCCTAAGCATATGGGTAAGAAAATCAAGCAGGACGTTTACGTTCCATTGCTTGATGATACAAATGAGAATGACCAGGGATTGAATGCAGCTGGTGCTGCACTTACTAAAAATACTTGGTCTGCTTGGGATTCAAGCGGTGACTTGGTTGGTGCTGAAGGTGCGTATGCTTCTGAAGCATTAGCTATTGCAGCTAGTGGTGCTGTTGATGTTGCCGAAATTGGCGGTAATCTTTATGGTTCAACTAAAGATACCGGCGCTATTCAAAGAAAGATCCCAGTACTCCGTGAGAACGGTGGTAGGGTTAACCGAGTTGGTTTCACACGTACCCAAGTTGAAGGTGAACTGCTTAAACGTGGTTTCTTTACTGAGTACACTCAGGAATCAATGGATTTCGATTCAGATTCTGAATTGTTATCACATATTACTGAGGAAGCCCTTGTTGGTGCAAATGAGCTGACTGAAGCGGAGCTTCAGGCAGATCTTCTTACTACTGCAACTTCTAGTGGTACTGCCTATTACATGGGTGGGACTACTAAATTAACAACTGATGAAGTTGTTACTTACGAAGATTTAATGAATCTTTCTATTGCTTTGGATGATAATAAGACTCCTAAGCAAACAAAAGTCATTGCTGGTTCTCGTATGATTGATACTAAAACCGTTAATGGCGGTCGGGTTATGTACATAGGATCTGAATTGATCCCTGTAGTACGTAAACTGAAAGGAATTGATACTAGTTCCGCTGTAGGTTCCGGGTTTGTTAGTGTAGAAAAATATGCTGACGCCAGTAATATTTTGAATGGTGAAATTGGTAGCGTTGACCAATTTCGCATCATTGTCGTTCCAGAAATGCAGAATGACCGAAAAGGTGGTGCTAAAGATGGCAGCACTGACGGTACTGGAAAAGACGGTGTAGACATCTTTCCAATGTTGGTTGTTGGAGATGGCGCATTTACCACTATCGGTTTCCAGACTGATGGTAAGAGCGTTAAATTTACTGTTAACCATAAGAAGCCTGGTAAAGAAATAGCTTCTTTGGAAGATCCATATGGTGAGGTAGGATTCTACTCCATCAAATGGTATTACGGCTTTATGGCGCTTCGTCCAGAGCGTCTTGGTATTATTTGGACATGTAAAACAGCAGCATAAGTAATACTGTTTAACCGTCCCTCCGAGCGCGTTAGCGCTCGGGGGACATATTTTAAATAAAATTAGGAGATAACGATGGCACTTGCAACTCCCGTTAATGGAATGACTGATGAGGAACTTCGACAAGAATTAGAAGACAATGGAGTTATATTACATCATAAAACAGGATCAAAAAAGCTTGCTTCTACACTAACTCAAGTTAGAAGTAAAGAGTATACAGAAGAAGCCATTCCTGAGATTCCTGCTAGTGTAAGACATAAATCTCTTCCTGGTTCAACTCCGGCATCCAGAGCTGCAAAAGCAAAAAGAATAAATGAAGTTTTTGTGGATTTAACTCCAAGACAAGAAGCTATGAAGCTTACTCGTGTAGTGGTTACTCCTAATGATCCTATTATGGCTAATTACCCAGGGCTTATTTTTAGCGTAGCCAGTTCAAGAGTTACAAATGGCGAAATGGTTAAAAAGTTTGTTCCTTTTAATAACGAGGCAGGATGGCATATTCCGGGAATTATTCTTAATCAGATTGAAACTGCTGAAATGCAAAAATTTAAAACTGTAGTTCGACCTGATGGTGAGAAAGTACTAGAACCATACTTAGCTAAAAAGTTTAATGTAAGAGTTTTGCCTGATCTTACCGTGACTGAATTGGAACAACTTGCTGCATCTCAACAAGCTGCAGGATTTAACGTAGGAGCTTAATATGGCTATTACTATTGCTAATTTGACTGCTGGTGTTGCTACAGATGCAAGTAACGTAGTAACAGGCACTGGCGTACTCGATGATATGATGGAAACCGTCAATGCTCATCTAGCTGCTCAATTTAATTTAGGTAGAATTACCGGTAGTGATTACGCAACAGTGTACTTAACAGCAATGCAGGCTACTTTACAACAGGCTGTTGCTTACACAGTAGGAATGCAGAAAGGTAATGCTGAAGAAGCTCTCTTAGCACAAAAAGAAGTTACTGAATTTGCACAAACTGATCGATCAACTAAAGTAGCTCCAACTGCTACTAGTATTATGGGAGCAGCTGCTGCTTTATCTGCTGAACAAGCTAAAGGTTTTAAATGGAATGCAGATCAGAAATATCTTAAAACTATTCTAGATGCTTGGAGTATTAATATTTCTACAGCAGGCGTACCAGCTACACAAGTAGCCGCTATTAATGCGACTGGCACAGATAATATTAATGATCATATAGCTAACGCCGAGCCTACCGGATAGGAGGCGTTTAATGGGTTTTATTGGTGATATTTTTTCAGCTATTGTAAGTGTTATTGTAACTATAGTTGAAGCCGTTGTACAAGTAGTTGAGATGGTTGTACAGATGATCATGATACTTCTCGGCTGGGATGGCGGGAGTACTCAGATCATTGAGTATTATGAAGTTCATAATATCCCTTTATTTGACGAACCAGATAAGAAAAATCCCCTCCTACAATCAGTTATTCAAAGTGTTCTTAAAGACGAAGATATCGCCAGTTCTCTAATCTATCACACTGCATTTCGTAGCCTTAAAGGAAATGTCAGAGAGTTCATGGATTTTATTGACGAGGGAAACTATTTTGAAAGTTTCCCCCAAATAGAATCCTACATTTTAACTATAGATTACACTGAGTTAACAGCTGCATTAAACACCCTTAATGGTGTTCCGTGTACTCCTGAAGGTTCTTCAATAGTAGCGTTAACTGATGCTGACTGGGTTAAGTATTGGCTCCAAGAAAACAAAGAATACAATGTAGGGGCTAATATGCTGGGGGAAGATTATTCTACAACTAGTACTAGTCCTATCACTCCTGCTGCAGATACGGTTACGGTAACCCCGTCGACTAATCACTTTGATATTGACATAACTAGTGAAACTGCTAGTTCAGATACAGTACTAGCTGATGAACGATGGCAGGTAGATTTTACCAATATTGTTTATAACGCAATTCCAGATAATTATACAGTTCAAGTGTATAATGAGGTAGATGTAGTCAGAACCCTTCCATACACCATACCTACTAAACCATTAGGAATACACTACGTTTCGTTCTATTACAGAGATAGTGCACCTTCTAGACAATACTTGTTTGTATATAAAGTAGGCGAAGGGACATATACGGATTTAGATACGGTAGAAGAACCTATTGATATAGACGGAACTGCTATTGAAACCCTTCCTGCTATTCCATTAAGAATAAGTAATTCTAATTACACTACTTTTGGTGCAACTAAAAGAGCGCAAATTGAAGAATTGTTAATGATACTTCATTTAGATGCTGAAGAAGTTCTTAACGCAGTTTTGGATGACCCAGGTGTTGCTCCGGGAGATTTAGATAATATTTATGTTAATTTTGGTGTGCGTATGTGGGATACCTCGCAAGCAGGGATGTCTTATTTATATAACATGTTTGAAAACTTATATCCTGCACAGGGAGTTACACAAGGTACTTATAATAATGCTGCAGCAGGCGATGACAAGCCAATGAATAATATCCTTACCACAACACAAGATAACAAGTATGCATTTCAGTTCGCCTATATTACATACGAACACACTACGTTAGTAGATATCGATGCAGATAGTGGAAGTGTTGAAAACGGCATCTATTATTCAGATATGTCTAAATTTGGAGCTGATGGCCTTTTAATGTTCCCCTATTACGTTTCTTCTGGAAAAGGGACCTATAACGTAGGATACAAAGCAGATAATTTAGACGAAGTACAAGACTTTCTAGATGGTAATGGTGTGGTAAACCCAGGTACTACTACAGCAGAAGCTACTAATTGGCTACAAGTAACTGAAAGAATGACATATAACGCTCCTACCCCTGTTTTACAAGAAGCTGACGGTTCTACTAGTACCGTGATTTATCTTACTCCTGATATGGTGTATGAAAATAATGGCTCAGGTGTATTACGAATGGTTGAAGCAGCTTCAGAAGAAACAACTTCCGGACAATCAATTACTTATTATTGTTGTAAAAAGTCAGGATTAGATGCTTACACCGTAGCTTCTCCAATTGCTGCTTTAAAAGTTATTGATGGAGCTAGTGGGCGCTTTAATATGGTTAAATTTAATTTAGGGGCCAAAAATGATTTAATGGTTCCATTTGTTCATAACTTTATCAGAGACTTAAACAATAGTCTGGTTAGTAAATTATTTCTGGCAGGGGCTCATGTATCTATTTATATAGCTCATTATGAGGTTATTCATCATGCTGGAATGAGCTTTCTTATGGCTTTAGTGATGATTATTATCATTATAGTTATAGTCATGTATGCACCCCAATTTATAGGAGAAGCAGGAGCTACATTAGGACCAATTATTGCGGCCATAGGTGCTGGAACATACGTAGTAGCAATGAATCTTATTTTTGCTGCTTTAGTTGATCTGGCTATAAGAATGGTTGTCCAGATGGTTATTGAATTGATTATTAAGGAAATAGCTGGTGATAATGAAGTACTGGCTATGTTACTTAATGTAGTTGCTATGGCAGCTATGTCATCATGGGAAGGTCCTGGTGTTACATATGGATCTGCTCCAAATACCGCACCAGTAGGTAGTTATGGAAATACAGGAGGCTGGCGAATAGGACAAGGAGGAGGT